GACAGATTATATAGATTTAGATACAGTTTGGGATAGTGGTTCAGGAGATTACCCAGGATTTATTGAAGATTTATCTTCTCAAGTAGATAAGGTTTTTAATGTAGGTGATATTTTTGCACTTACGGCAACACCAAGTGCAGGGTTTCCAAACTCAGGAGAAGATGTAGAAGTAACAGTAATATTTCAACACGTAAAATAAATAAAATGGCATATCAAAAATTACAAACGAGTAGAGCAGCGGCAGTTACACCAAGTGATACAGTAAACATTCCTAGTGTTTCTAACTCCAATGGAAGAGGGAACAATGGATGTGTGTTATATGTGGGCACAGGAGGTGACCTGCGAGTATTAACTGCAGGAGGTGACGATGTTGTGTTTGCAGGACTTCCAGATGGAACATTTTTGCCAGTAAATGTGGTAAGAGTTTTTATAACCAACACAACTGCTTCAGGTATTTTAGCACTTTGGTAGTATGTATATTTCCAGAAGAACCAATATTATGATATTTCCACCTCCCACTCCTCCTGGTTCTTAGTTAAAAAATGATATCGTTATTGTACGAGTTTTGCTACAAATGCGATAAAGCTAAAATTGTGCCATCTGAAAAAGAAATAGATCTTTTTTTGAGAATGGTAAAAAGAGAGGATTTAAGAGAATATTTTATTCTTTTTTGTTTTTATAACTGGGAAAACAGATACAAATTTTTACAAAATAACATATAAATAAATTTATTAACTTTGTTTATATGAAATCAAGTATTACATATCATTATATTCAAACTAATTCTTGGTTGATAGACCTTAAAATAAATTATCAATACAAAGATGTTTAATAAAATGACCATATCAGACTTTAAAATATACCTACTAAATAGTATTGCTTTAGTAATTTCGTTTAGTGAAATAGAAGAAATACTTAAAATAATACTATTAATTGCATCAATAGTATATACTGCACAAAGAATTTATGCTAATTACAAAGAAAAGAAATGAATTATTTTACCTATAAAGAATTTGATTCTCCAGATATGCCTGGTAGTGGTTCTTTAATGAGTGAAGATTTTCTTGATATGCTTGACGAGGTAAGGGATAAATTTGGTAAGCCTATTGTTATAAATAGTGGCTACAGGACAGAAGAGCATAATGCTGCAGTTGGAGGGAAGCCTAAACTACAAGAAACAGGGTTTCAAAGAATAGGGGTGGCTGACACTTTTATTCATGTAGACTTGGATTTTGACAAGTCTCAACAAGTAATGTGGACTTATTAGTATGAAAAAAATATTAGAATTTTTTGGAACAAAAGTATTTAAACAAATCGGAGACGTTATTGATGAGTTGTTTACTAGCGATGAAGAAAGAATAAAAGCTAAGAATGAAATATTTAAAGTTCTTCAAGAGAAAGAACTTGAGTTGCAGAAAATGCAAACTGAAATAATAATAGCTGAAGCAAAAGGTAATTGGCTTCAGAGAAGTTGGAGACCAATCCTTATGTTGTCATTTGGGTTTATTATAATTTACACTAAGTTTATATCTCAACTATCATCACATTTAATAACTCCTGAGTTAGAGCCAGAGTTTTGGAATTTACTAGATATAGGTATTGGAGGATATGTTATAGGTAGAAGTGCTGAAAAAATAGCAGATAAAGTAGCTCCAATATTTAAAAATAAAAATTAAGTTATGCCTAAAATATCAGAATACGAAATAGTTAATCCAGAGGGTGATGATAAAATAATTGTCAGCAAAACCGATGGCACACCTACAGATGTTACTAAAAACATTACTGTTGATGCATTAGCAACATACATAAGCCCAGGTGGAGGGTATTTTGGTGTTATAAAACTTAATACTTTAAAAGGCGAACTTACAATAGAAGGAGGAACAAACGTTCTTGTTGCTACTGATACCATCAATAAAAAAATCACAATTGCTGCACCAGCTGTTGGCGAAACGTATCTTTTCTTTTCTCAAACTAATACTACTACACCAGAGAATGTAGATCTTGTATTACAAGATTCACAACAAAATGAAAGCATTGTTACTTTAGTGGCAGGAACAAATGTTGTTTTACAAAACACCGGTGCAGAAATACAAATTTCTTGCAATATTCCAGCATCTATTACATATGATTTAGCAAGTGCTCAATCAGGGACTGATGTAGATGTAACACTAACAGGTAGTGATGCAACTACAGATACTGTTAAGTTAGTCGCAGGAACAAACATTACCTTAACAGATAACGGTTCTAATGAAGTAACTATTGATGCAGATGATTCTGTAACTACACTTAATGGATTAGATGGATCAGTTTCTATTGTTAATGGTAATAATATTACTGTGGATGTTTTAAATCCAAGTAATGAAATTCAAATTAATAATACTTTAAGTATTTCAGATTTAATAAGTAATAGTTCTGATACATATACTTCTGTACCTGAAGTTGTACAGGTTGTTACTTTAACGACAAATGAATACAATAACTTGGTTACTAAAGTTCCAACAACCTTATATATACTTGTAGATTCTTTACCATGAGTAACTCAATAAAACTAGGAAATTCAAACATAGATATAACTCAATTAAAACTAGGTGGCTTAGACGTTGAGTATGTTTACCTAGGAGATACTTTAGTTATACCATCATGTTCACCTGGTGAATTTACTACTAATTCTGAATTAAAAACTGCAACATTATTATGGGTAAATGATAATGCTCAAGCCTTAGCATTGTATGGTGATATAAATACTTGGCAATTTTGTAATAGTCTTACAGACATGTCTTATATTTTTGGTGAGCAAACCAACACAACTTCTCCTTTTGTAAACTTCAATGATGATATTTCAAATTGGGATGTTAGTAATGTTACTAACATGCAAGGAATGTTTGCAAGAGCAGAATCTTTCAATCAAGATATAAGCAGTTGGGATGTAAGTAGTGTGACTGATATGGAGAGGATGTTTATTCAGGCAATAGATTTTAATCAACCACTAAATAGTTGGGATGTAAGTAGTGTGACTGATATGAGTAATATGTTTGAAGGAGCTACTTCTTTTAATCAAGGTATTGGGTCTTGGGATGTTTCTAGTGTTATTAGTATGCAATATATGTTTGAAGAAGCGGGCTTATTTAACCAAAATTTAAATCTCTGGGACGTAAGTAGTGTTATTAATATGCAATATATGTTTAGTGAAGCATCTTCTTTCAACTCTTCTATAATTAGCTGGAATACAAGTAATGTTACTAACATGCAAGGGCTGTTCAATTTTGCATCAGTTTTTAATCAAGATATTGATGGTTGGGATGTGAGTAGTGTGACCGATATGAAACGAATGTTTTCATTTGCAGGTGCTTTCAATCAAGACTTAAATTCTTGGGATGTTAGTAGTGTGACTGATATGCAGGGAACGTTTCTTGGAGCTTCTGCTTTTCAAGGAAATATTACTTCTTGGGATGTGAGTAATGTTACTGATATGAGTTCGATGCTTAGTAACATATTAAATTTTACTCAAGATATAAGTGTTTGGGATGTAAGTAGTGTGACTAATATGCAGAGTATGTTTTCGTTAAATAAATTATTTAACCAACCTATTGGTTCTTGGGATGTGAGTAGTGTGACTAATATGCAAAATATGTTTTTTGATGCACTCACATTTAATCAACCTTTAAATTCTTGGGATGTAAGTAATGTGACTAATATGTTTGGGATGTTTCATAGCGCACGTGCTTTTAATCAACCTTTAAATAATTGGAACGTTAGTAATGTGATTACTATGGAAAATATGTTTAGATCAACTGGTAATATCCCAAGACCCCCTTTCAATCAAGATATAAGTTCTTGGGATGTAAGTAGTGTTACATCTATGAAATATATGTTTCAAAATAGTAGAGATTTTAACAAAAATATAAATGCTTGGGATGTAAGTAGTGTTACAAATATGTATGGTATGTTTGAGGAATCTGAATCTTTTAATCAACCTTTAAATTCTTGGAATACAAGTAATGTTACTAGTATGATATATATGTTTAAAGGAGCACAAGCTTTTAATCAACCTATTGGTGATTGGGATGTAAGTCAATGTACACAATCAATCCAGGGCTTACAAGCTATGTTTCAGGATTCATCGGTTTTCAATCAAGATTTAACTGATTGGTGTGTTGATACTTGGACTTCAGCCCCATTAAATTTTAATAACAACTCAGCTTTAGTATCATCTAATCTACCAATTTGGGGTACATGTCCACCATAATCAATGAAAAAAAAACATTATATTTGTTAAAGTAAAATATTAGTTATGCCAAAAATTAGCACATACAAAACTGTAATTCCACAAGGAGATGATAAGATAATTATATCGCAGCAGGATGGCACGCCTTCTAATGTGACTAAAAATATTACTGTAGATGGATTAAAAAATTATATTGGCTCAGAAGGAATACCTACGCCATATATGTATGCTCTAAAAAGACCTCAACTTAATCCAATTTATTCGTCTGCTTTTATAGCTATGCAAAAACCTATTGAAACAGAATGGTTAAGTAAAAACCCTAGGCTTTTTATGTTTAGGTATAAAAAAACTAAAGCTAAATATACTGAGGATGGTGAATATATTATGAAAAAAAACGATTTTGTTCACCCTTCTCATAACAATGGAGAGTATCAGAGAGCTAATTTCCCAGGAAGCAACTGGGCATCAACACCACAATCTGCGCAATATATAGGATTAATACCAGAATTATTCCCTATTACAACAGAATGGGATATAAATACTGAATTAAAGATTGCTAAGACAGAATCATTGATAACTGATTTTGCTTCGCTAAGACCTACTACGTATATTGAAGTACCTTTCAATCCTTTACAGTTTTTGTATGATGATACAAATACAGAAGTAACCTCACTTCCTGCAGGACCTTCAGGTAATCGTTGGGGCACAAGATTTACGGTGAACTCTCCTAATTATAATGTAAATAGAGATAACAATCCAGATAACAAACGCACATCAAAAATTATAATGAAATTTGCTATAGGAATACCCAATCCTACATGGACAAATACAAACCATGAATTGCCTTATATATTTGGAAACTTTTCAAACGCAATGATGTTAAAATATCAATATATTGGTGTGAATTTGATAAGTAACTATACAATAACACAGGGAGCAAATGGTCCTGCTCCTAGAACGAATTAAAATATGCGAAGCGTACAATTAGAGTTGAATCTTCGTGACTCACTCAATTAGTGGTGCTTCCTCGTGAAGCGCTCAATTAGTATCGCTTCTTCGCTTAGAGTGCCTCTGATTATTCAGGGGTACTTTTTTTTACTTATATTTGTTATAAATTAAATCTAATTAAATGAATGATATTCGTAAGATAGCGGTAGGTCCTGATTACAAAGGCGGAGCTATGCACTATGTTGTAGGTCAAGAAATACTTGGAGGGAGTCATTTAATTCATTTAATAAAAATGAATAAAAATCAAAAATCAATAGGTATTTTTATAGAAAATAAAAAAGGAGAAATTTTTTTATGGAAAGAATTTAATCCTAATATGCCTATTTCTATTGAATATAATATATATTTTGAATGAAATCACCTTTTTATTTTATTGTAAAACCAAAAGACAATAAAAGATATAATAGCACTAAAAAAATAGGCAACATAGACTTTATTACTAGCACATCTAAAGAAGACCATGTAGCTTCAAACCGATATGGAATAGTTGTGGAAACTCCGATAAATTATACAGGCCCTGTAAGTATAGGAGATACTTTGTTGGTTCATCATAATGTTTTTAAATATTATAATGATATGAAAGGAATTGAGAGAAGTGGAAAAAGCTTTTTTAAAGATGATTTGTTTTTTATAGACAATGATCAATTTTTTTTATACAATCATAATGGAGTATGGAATGCTCATTCTAAATACTGCATGATAAAGCCAATTAAAAAAAAAGAAAGTTACTTGAAAAGTCATGAAAGTGAAGAACCTTTAATAGGATTAATTAAATACCCAAACAAATATTTAATTAGCAAAGGAATTAAAAAAGGAGACAAAATTTCTTTTAAACCAGATAGTGAATATGAGTTCAATGTTGATGGAGAAAAACTTTATAGAATGTTTGATCATCAAATAACTTTATCATTATGAATGTAGATAAAATAAAACTAGACATAATTAAAGCTGGTGAAAAAGCTGTTAAACAATTAATAAAAGTTGCCGAAGAGCAAATTATAAAATATGGAGAAGATGATGAGCTTGCAGCTGATAAATTAAAAAATGCTGCTGCTACTAAAAAATTAGCCATATTTGATGCTTTTGAAATATTAACTAGAATAGAAGCAGAAAAAAATTTAATAGAAGGGAAAGAGTCAAAAAATAAAAAACAACCAGTATCAGGATTTGCAGAACGACGATCAACATAGCTTAATAAAAATTTTAAAAGATTTTTTACCAAAAACAGTAATAACCAATAAAAATAAATCTAAATCTTGGGCTTATGGTTATAACGAAAAATACGACTTTATAGTTATATCAAAATCTGGTGAAATTCAAGATGTTGTCGAGATAGAAGGAATAAAAATAGCACTACCTAAACCTCCAAAAAAAATACATTCAAATAGTAAAAAGAAATCGGAACAATTTTGGGTTCCTTTTGAATATCCAAAACAACTACAAAAAATTAAATCTATATTTCAATGGCATTCAGCTCCATCATCATTTAAAAATGAATGGGTTGATTATATTGAAAAAGAGTTTGATAGAAGAGATGAAGGTTTTTGGTTTATGAATAATGGAGTAGAAACCTATATAACAGGTTCTCATTATATGTATATTCAATGGACTAAAATAGATGTAGGTCTTCCTGATTATAGAGATGCTAATAGAATTTTTTATCTTCATTGGGAAGCTTGTAAAGCTGACAAAAGAAGTTTTGGTCAAGATTATTTAAAAATAAGACGTTCAGGATTTTCTTACATGGCAAGTGAAGAATCTGCAAACATTGGTACCATAAGTAAAGATGCTAGACTAGGAATACTTTCAAAAACAGGAGCTGATGCTAAAAAAATGTTTACAGATAAAGTTGTTCCAATTGTAAATAATTATCCTTTCTTTTTTAAGCCTGTTCAAGATGGTATGGATAAGCCTAAAACCGAATTAGCATTTAGAGTTCCTGCTTCTAAGATTACAAAAAAAAATATGTATATAGAAGAAGAGGATATTGTACAAGGATTGGACACCTCTATTGACTGGAAAAATACTGGAGACAATAGTTATGATGGAGAAAAACTAAAGTTATTAGTTCATGACGAATCAAAAAAATGGGAAAAGCCAAATAACATATTAAATAACTGGAGAGTTACAAAAACTTGTCTTCGTTTAGGTAGTAAAGTTATTGGCAAATGTATGATGGGTTCTACAGCTAATGCTTTAGAAAAAGGTGGAGATAATGGCAAGAAATTATATTTTGATTCAAAAGTTTCTAATAGAAATAGAAATGGTCAAACTAAAAGTGGATTATATAGTTTATTTATTCCTATGGAGTTTAATATGGAAGGATTTATAGATAGGTACGGTATGCCTGTTTTTAGAACTCCTGAAACTCCAATAATAGGTATTGATGGAGAATTAATAACACAAGGAGCTATTGATTATTGGGAGGCTGAAGTTGATAGTTTAAAAAATGATCCTGATGCTTTAAATGAATTTTACAGACAATTTCCTAGAACAGAATCGCATGCTTTTAGAGATGAAAGCAAACAGTCTCTTTTTAATCTTACAAAAATATATCAGCAGATTGATTATAATGATTCTTTAATAAAAGATAAGTTTTTAACTAGAGGTTCTTTTTCCTGGAGAGATGGAATAAAAGATACTGAAGTTATATTTAGCCCAAACAATAAAGGAAGATTTTTAATTTCTTGGACTCCAAATAAAATGCTTCAAAACAAAAGATATACAAAAAACGGAGTTTTTTATCCTGGTAATGAACATATGGGGGCTTTTGGTTGCGACAGTTATGATATATCAGGAACTGTTGGCGGAGGAGCTTCAAATGGAGCATGTCACGGTCTAACTAAGTTTCATATGGATGAAGGTCCAGTAAATGAATTTTTCTTACAATATGTTGCTAGGCCTCAAACGGCAGAAATATTTTTTGAAGAAATACTTATGGCTTGTGTGTTTTATGGAATGCCTATACTTATAGAAAATAACAAACCTAGATTATTGTATCATTTTAAAAATAGAGGCTATAGAGGTTATTCAATGACTAGGCCTGATAAGACATGGAATAAACTTTCCAAAACAGAAAAAGAACTTGGAGGAATACCAAATAGTTCAGGAGATATTAAACAGGCTCATGCGGCTGCAATT